AAGGCTTTTTCAGTATCTAAGTTCACACCGCACTATCCTCTATAATCATTGCTTTTCTTTATAAACTATCGCTAAACCTAAATGACCGATGTCCAAAAAAGATCATTGCGGCTGGTGAAGGATATTGACAATTTGTATCTTGTGAGATACACTTGTGGTCATGAAATATACACTTGAAACTACAAAAAAATATGACAAATGGTTCAAGAAATTTAAAGATGCTTTAATGAAAGTCAAGATTTTAGCGCGTCTCAGTAGGGTTGAGAATGGCAATTTTGGGGATTTTAAGCAGCTAAGTGATAACCTTTTTGAATTTCGTTTCTTTTTTGGTTCGGGTTTCAGGATTTATTACACCATCAAAGATCGCAAGATTGTTCTTTTGCTGGTTGGCGGGGATAAATCCAGTCAACAAAAAGACATTGATAAAGCAAAAGAACTTTTGAATAAAATGGAGGATTAAACCATGACTATAGAAACAAGACCTTTTGATATCGCAGAACATTTGAGTTCTCCAGAAGAAATCCGTGCTTTCCTGCAAGAAATATTGGACACTGGTGACGAATCAGATTTTATCCACGCCTTGGGCACCGCAGCCAGATCAATGGGTATGACTGAGGTTGCAAAGAAAGCAGGAGTGACTCGGGCCAGCCTGTATAAATCTCTGGCCGAAGGTGGTAGCCCCAAATTCAGCACTATTAGTAAAGTAACCAAGGCCATGGGGTGCAAGTTCGCTCTTGCTTAAAAGAGGCTGTAATTTTTGGAAAATATTTTGGTGTTATTCTTGAAGAGTGTCCAAGGATAGGTTGGCAACACCAACGGCAGATGCCTTTGCCGCAACGCTGCCGGATTGAGAGCATGTCCCGACGTTGGGGTGGGTGTGATCTGCCAGGATGTTCAGGGCAGCTTTGATGTCAGCCAGGGCACTTGATATCAACGGTAAAAGACTTGCCCCGCCATCAGGGGCGCTGATTACAACTGTAGGCGCTGTAACCCGATATACCTTTGCATTGACGGTCTTTTCATTGCTCACTGATTCAGTAGAATCTTTCCCCACGGTTTCGGCGCGTGATCCGGCGGCAACCTCCGAGATATTCCGGGCAGTGTCCTGGATGTCTTTATCTGTTTTTCTCTCCCAGTTGCCTTCAGGGTCCACGGATTGATAAACACCTGGGCGTTGTTGCCATCGTCCCATATTGTCCGGTACATCCGGCATGGATAACCCCATGGGATATACATGCTGTATTACAGGGTGATCCGGACGGCCTTCAATCCATCTTACTGTTACGATTGTTCCCGGGCGTGGCCATAGGAAAAAACCTGCATCCGGTCCGGCTGCTGGCAAGGGCAGGGGGACTGCTTCATACTTTGGAAAATCAGGAGCTGGTTCACCTTCCGGTGTCATGATTTCAATGTCAGCGGCCCAGTATGGACGGAACCTGTCACAGGTTGCACCGGCTTTTGGCGGATCTGCAATTTTTATGATACGGGCGTACCTGTCTAGATGATATCCACCAGAGAGCTCCGGGAACATCCGGAGGATTATTCGTTTAATTGTTTTTCGCATGTTACCACCATAAAATGTTCTTTTAACTGTAGGCTGGTTATGTACTGGCCATTTAATTGTACCCCCGGCCTAAGACCCGGTATTGCCTGCATGGTTTTTGTTCCGTCTAACTGCACATCCTGGAAAAACGTTTCAGGAACCAAAAAAGGCTTTTTGGACCACCGGCTGTCTTTCCAGGAGCCTGCATATATTTTACCGTCTGCCTGCTGTTGCCAGATATAATCTTTTATTCCAAATATCGCCCCTAAAGAATCAAGACCATGAATCCCGTTTGCAATTGTCTGAAAACGAGGGCAGAGCGTTGCACCATATGCTTTATCCGGAACAAAAAAAGAAAGTCCTGTTTTACGAGAATAGATCCCTAAAATATCTTTTAATGATGCATTCCTGATTGATACCGGTATGGTGGCCCATAACACTGCAGAAAGTTCCCGGCAAAAGATACGCTGCTGTGCTTTGTCCACTGTGTGACTTTGAGCAATAAAACCTGTAAAAAAAACAATTGTGCTGCCCTGGGCAGCATCACCAATGGCAAGCTGGACAATACCGGTTAAGGGTTCAGCACTGCGAACGGTAAAGTCAGCCCGGCCAGGGGTGGACATATCCAGCCAGACATGCTCGTTTACAAGCCCCATTGTTTTACCATTAACGGTCAGAGACTTTATCAGCTTCATAGGTTTTTCGCCTGGTCAAGTACCTGCTTGTACTGTGTTGTATCAGTGGCTGGCGTTTTGCCCTTGATTGTTTTATCTTGTTCTCTTTTTTCCACCCGTTCCGGATTGCTCAAATACTCCTGGAGCGTAAAAGCAACATGCCACACCTGCAGGGTCCGGGCTTCATTCCAGTTAAAATGATCGGTAAATTTTACCTGCCGTATACCGGCTGCATTTGCAGTGCGATCCGTGATTGTATAAATCTTTCTTTCGCCAGAACTGTCCAGGGCTTCTGCTGTTTTAATCAGGTCACTTAAAGACTGAGACATTTTAAACGGGATGGTGACAGAGATCCGCAGGATTTTGGGTTTGATTCCCTTTTCAACAGAATCAGTTCCGGAGGTTTCCCCGGCTATATCTTCCGTGCGAAATTCAAGATTACCCTTTACCACCAGGTTGTTTCCGGGTATGAGAAAATTATTGAGCTGCATGGAATAAGTCCTCTATTACTCCTGTATCAAGGATGCAGATAACAGACGGTTTTCTTTTTCTTGCTGGAGCATGGCAACAAGGTTTAAAACAGCCCGGTCCATTTTAGGATAAATCTGCCCGTTAACCTCTTCACAAACACCATTTCTTAAGGATTCTGTGGCTCTCTGATTTCCTTCCAGCATCTTTAACGCCTCAAATTGCCAGTGCTCGGATAGATTATCTATGCAGCCCTTTATGATATTTGGCGGTTTGCCGGGTTCTCCAGGTTGCGTGTATTCCTTCCATGCCGGGCACCCTTCACCGGTCGCTTTGTCCCAATGCTTTCCGGGACAGCCTTTTTTTTGAAAATCCTTTAGTCCCCTGATACATGGTAGTTTCAATTTCTTAGACATCAATAACCCCTTCAAATCCCGGCTGTGCTTTCAAAAATTCATAGGCACATGCTGTGGCGTTACTGTCCTGATAAAGCTTCTCGTCAGAAAAATATTTTGAATATTCGTTTTCTGTTTCAGCAGCGGTTTCAACCTCAAGGCAAAGATCAGCACATTCATTTTTATGTTCTTTGATTTCATTTTCGTAATTGTTTTTTATTGAATTATATTCGGCTCGTTCCTCGTCTGTACTGATTTCAGTCCACATGGGAACCATTTTTTCTTTGTCTTCACAAAATCTTGGATATATTGGCGCTTCAGGCAGAATCAGATTTGTATTTTTATATTCCTCTATTGCTTCACCTTGGCTTTCTTCAAAGCGTAAGGGACCAAATAATTTAGCACCCCCGTTTGAATCATAGACTTGAATTTCAAAATTAACCCTTTTGCTTTCCTTGTGTATGGAAATATGAGTTATCCTGGTGTAGCTGTCATTTTTAATAAAATTCTTTAAAGCCATTTTTGTCCTTTCTAATCTTTTGTAGCTGCAATTATTATTTGATACTTAGGAGTATATGTGCTTTGTGATACGGTATGAGTTGTCGGCCCGCCGGAACTGGTATCACCTTCACCACCTTCTCCGGTGGAGCCACTTGCATTGTTTGTATAACCATCAAAGGATAAGGCTGATTCATCATAAATAACTGCCACATTAATGCCCATATAACTATTCTTAGTCCAGGATAGATTTACAGGTATTCCCTCAGAATCATACGTTTTATCATGGGAAGATTCCCCCGTATAATCAGCCCATTTATGGTTATGTATCGAACCTGGATGAATATGACTTACCCCAGAATGCTTATGCGGGGCATGGTCATCAATATTTATTTTTGTTGTCCAGGCTATTGGACTATCTGACCCACCATCTCCAAAAGTGTTACCAACCATCAAAGAAGCATTGTCAGCCCAATCAGTTTTCTTTGTCCATCCAACAGGAGCAGTTGGCTGGTTGAACAGCATACAAGTGGGCGCTTCAAAAGATCCTCCATGGGCTTTCTCATCGCTTAAATGATCCTCCCATTTCTTCCCCTGGGCATTAGACATATGACGGTTTTTAATTGTGTCCGTGTCAGTGGGATCAAGTGTTTTTTCTTCATGTTCGTTTAAAACCTCTGCTACCTGGCCCTGATAATCAAACTGCCAGGTTTCTGCAGAGACAGTGACACCGGTTAATGCATGTGCATCCTGGAAAGCCATCATTACATTACGGGTGATATTATTACCTGTTGTGTTGGTGGCTAAATCGGTTTTACGCTTTGGTGTTTCTGGAGTCGATGTAACAGTGATAATTGTATTCGTGTCTTTTTCCACTGTGCCGATCCAGTTAAAAGAAAAATTACCTTCATTGGATCCTAGTATCATGGAATAAACAACCTGATCAGGATTCACATATCCCTTATGGCCGTCTTCAATATCGTACGTGTAAACAATATTTTCAGGGTCCGGCATTTGCTGGCTCCTGTCCACGTCCTGCGTGGGATCTAAGCCCGGTATCAAGGCCAGTATCATGCGATCAATAATGAGGGGCTGTTCTGCACCTCTTAGCTGATTAATCCTTGTCTGGCCTGCAATGGTAATGGCACTGCTCATATAATCAATCCTTCCATATCGCCATTTCTGTTAAACTGTCATTAGAAAATTCTACAACCTGGATCTCCATGGGAATGTTGTTAATGATCTTCCATCCATACCGCCTGCAGGTCCGTCCATAATGCTGGATCAAAACCGTTAAAAGACTTTCATTTTCTGCAAGCTGGGTGTCAGATAAACGGATATTAATAATATCCCAGTCAAGACCGTCCATTCTTTCTTCAACTTCCACATATCCAATACCAAGGCGTGCAAAGATTTTTTTAAATCCATCCACGCTTCCTGCATCCCGTGCGTTGGCATAGGCATGCCGGACCCGTAGCCGGTAAAGCTCTAACGGCTCACTTGCAAAACGTTCAATATCCCGCTGCCATGCAATCAAATCCAAAACCTTTGCACTGCAGGTCATGGGGTCCAACTGCTTTACAGGCCATAAAGCCCATTCACCCAGCCAGACAAACCACTGGTGGGCAACCATGGCAAGCTTGCCAACTTCTCCCTTGCCCATCCATGCAGGTAAATTGAGTTCCGGCAGTTCCTGGGACATCAGGACACCTCCAGGTTAACAATTAAGGAATCTAAAGAGGGGAGTTCCATCACGCTTATGATGTCAGGCAATGAAAAAACAAGACTTTTAATATCTGGTAACTGGCCGTGCAATTCATCAGAAAGCTTGGAAAAACTATACCTTGAAAAAGGCATGGTCCGTGTGATCGCTTCATAATCTTGATTTTCACGAAAAGCGTATCTAATGCTATTCGTCACTTCCTCCTGGAGAACAGCGCGTTTATCTTCTGGTAAAACACTGTCATGATAAACCGTAACCGTTAAAGATTTTGGAGTAACAGGCATGGGCATGCAAAGCATATCATCACCATGGCCATGGTGGCCATTATCCCTGATATAAGCATTGATACTGTCAACAAATTCCTGGGAAGGGCTTCCGCTGTCAATCATGATATAGGCATTTGCACTGCCCGGCCCCCTGGGCGCTCCATGCTCAAACCATACATAGTTTGGCTGGATACCGGCAAAAAGAGAAATGTCTGCCCTGTATGCTGCATCATGGTGATACTGACCAACTGCAGAAAACTGATTACGACACCGCAGCCTCAATGATTCGTCTGACTCTGCATCAGCACCGGCACTTGTAATCCATTCAGGTTCATTGATAACAGATACAATACCTTCAATGGGCTCCGGTAATAAAGTGTAATACCCCGGGCCTAAATTGTAGGCTGTACCTGTTTTTTCTGCTTTCACAGGTATTAAGGCCGTAACCATGCCGTCATTCATGGTAACAGCCTCCTTTGTGATCATTCTGTAAACTTTACCATCTATAGGCGGAGTTGATACAAGCATTCCTGCTTCAATAATGCATTCTCCATCTCCAGACTCCCGGGTAAAACGTATATGGCCTTTAGTGCTTGTGGCAGGCTTTCTTTCTAAATCAACAGCCCATGCAAGCAACTCCAGCCAAATGCCTTTGGCATCTTTTAAAAATGTATTGGGCAATGCATGATTTATTAATAAATCCACAAGCCATAGTGCAGGTGTTGTAACAATCGCGGAGATCAGCCTCCAGAAAGGAGACCATGCAGAATCATTTGCAATCTGTACATCTGATTCCTGATTGATCTTGTCCCATTGAGCCTGTATCCCGTCCTGTGTGGTTGGAATACCTGCATCCTCAAGCATTGTTTTGTAAACTATAGAATCAGCCATCAAACCTCCAGAAAGAAACCAACAGAATCAAAGTCAATTGTATCTGCAACTAAGAAGAATCGTCCCGGTTCCGGCTCTTCAATAAAGGCAGATCCAGGAACAATCCTGTAATCATTGTCAACGGCAAGTGTGATCTCTACCTTTGTGCGCTCCACAAGTCCCCGGTTTCTGTTACCCACCAGAGGCGGTAAAAAGCCAGACTCCCTGATCATATGAACAAGATCCTGAGCAATGACATCCCGGTTAGAAATTAAAACAGGATTGCCTGCCACATCCGGGGTCAGATCATCATCAGTTACAAGTAAATCTTTGTACTCAGTCATTTAAGCACCTGCCATGATCATTATATTGTTTATTTCCTGTGAATTTATTGGACGGCTTGTCACCACCTGGCCTATGTGAACACTGTTAGAATCAGACCGGCTGTTGTTTGTAACGGCACTTGCAATGGATTTTGATGCACCACCGGGAAGAATAGCCGAACGCCTGGGAGCATCCAAAGAAGGTGAAGACTTTGGAATATCATCTGTTGGATCATCATCCATGCCGGGTATCCAGGATATTTTATCCTTTATCCAGTCCCAGCCGCCTGTCAAAGTTTTAAACCCGCCTAAAATCTTATCAATCCATTCCATTATTGCCTGTCCCCATGAACTATCCAGAAAAGATTTTTTAAGATCATCCCAATAATAAATCGCTGCAGCCACACCGGCAGTTAATGCCACCACACCCGTTACAACAAGCCCCACAGGGTTTGCATACATGGCAGCATTGAGCCATAAAAAACTTGTTTTTGCTGCAAGCAGTCCGCCTCTTAAAATGGCCATGCCTCCGGATGCAAATTTCATTGCCACACTCCAGCCTGCCATAGCCCATTTTGCAATAATTGATTCTTTGGTAAAAATACCTGTCATAAGGCCTGCAAACCTTGTGGCACTGCCATATCCTAAAGTTGTCATACGGGCAATACCGCCCATGACTGCAAATGCTGCCACAGCACCTGTGAGACCTGCAATACCCACCACGGTGTATCCTACCCACCGTGTTAAATTTGGATATTCCTGGGTCCAGTTATAAATTGCGCCGGCACCTTCGGCCATGGATTCTACTGCAGGCAAAAGAACAGGAAGCAAAGCTTGCCCAAGACCAATGCGCACCGCATGCACTCCCTGCCTCCATCTTTGAAATGGATCAACCATGGAGTCGGCCATTTTCATGGCTTTGTCCATGCCTTTGACATTACCTAATTTTTCAATTGAATCATTCAAAGAATCAGTATCACCTATTAAAAGGTTGATCATGCCCACGGCTTCATCAGATCCAAAGGCCTTTGCTATATCACCGGCTTCCGCAACATCCACATAGCTACCAAATTTACCCTGAAGTTTTTCCAGGATATCAATCATACCCAGCATTTTGCCATTAGAGTCAGTGAATTTTAATCCAAGTTTGTTCTGGGCATTACCCACACCGGATAAAAAAGCCTTGTACTTTGTTCCTGCCTCACTTCCAGACATGGTACCCTGGAGTTTGCCAAGAATTGCTATCTGTTCAGCCTGGGCAATCCCTGCTGATGTTGCATTGGCTCCAAGTGAGGTAAAGGCACCGGCCATTTTACTTCCAGTGGTTTTAAACATCTGTACGGCAGTAGCTGTCTGTCCTGTTAACTGCTCAACCCACTGGGCTTTGCCCATGTCTTCGGCAGAAGTTTTAAATATACCGTACATGGTGCCCATGTAGTCCGTGATTGTGGCCGCATCTGACTTGGTGCCCTTGGCAAGAACTCCGGAGGCACTGGTAAAGGATGCAAGCTCACTACCTGTTAAGCCTGCAATGGCAGACTGGATATCATATGAAGATGACACAAAATCCTTTGCTGATTCTCCATATTTTATGGAAAATTCAATTGCCTTATTAGAGAGTATATCAAGAGAATCCTTCGCAACGTCCAGGCTGCGAACCTCACCAACGGCCATGTTAAATTCCTGGGCAGGAGTAACAAGAGCATTGACTGCAAATCCTGCAGCCGCCATACCAGCAGCACCTGCAGTTATTTTACTAAAACTCTCCTGGGCGGCATTTGCCACGCCTCCAAGTGTTTTCTGGATCTTGCCTGCAGGTCCGCTAACCCGGTCTAAAAGATCCATGGTGAACATTAATTTTTGCAGTTGTGTAGCCATAATTTAACCTTTAAATGCCATTTCAACTCCGGTTGAGACTGCAATCCTGTGCTTGTTCCAGTAATCTTTTTCTAAAAAAAGGGCCTCTCCCATTGACCGGGTTGTCACCTTGCGCCCTGGGAACCATTTGCGGGAAAATACAGACATTTGAGACAAGGCATTATCTTCAATTCCCGCAGCAACCCTTTCTACTCCCCCACTGTGATCCGCAGCCTCGGGGTGAACGCTTCCAGAACTTT